GCGGGCGAGGCACTTCTGTCCAGGACAACGTTATTCGCATCCGTCCAGGTCTTTATGTAGTACATACCTACCACGAAATTGACACCAGCGGAAATATATACCCCGTTGCCCGGCATAGCATTTGTGAAGAACCCGCCCGCCGCGGAGTCTGTCAGAGTAGTATTACCAGCGCCCGGCGTGGTCAATGCCGCAAAAGCCGCCTCAGCCGCGTCCTGATCCGTGTAGTCGACTGACGTTCCGGGAATTTCATCATAGAAATAACAGCCGTTCAGGTTATTGCCGCCGGGTCTCACACCCCAGAGCGCGCCTCCAGATAGTGCCATGACTAGACCTCCCTCATCGCTACGGTGTTGACTCCGAGATCAAGAATCCTGAACGACCGCCCGCCTATCGCCACCGTGTCCATGACACTGACTCCAGGCCCTGAGATAATGTGGCAATACTTCATAACGCCAATCGGACAGTTATCAGCGTTTCGCACAACTGGATGTTGCCAAACGACGTTAGTAACGCCGTCATACAGATTCGGGGATGAATTGAGTGATCCATCAGGCCGGGTCGCGAGGGTCTCATTCCAGTTTCCCGAATGATCCCTCAGAATCTTGTTAAGCACTCCGACTTTATAGGGCGTTGCGTAACTGTCCGGATCAGGAAAGAACATTTGATACATTCCTCCCCATATCCAGGGAAAAAGACCTAACCGCTCAAGACTGATCATAAGACAGTCGCGATCCGCCGTGAAAAAGTAGTATGCCGGAAAAATGCCGGCTTCAGCATATAAGCTGTTGGTGGCGGTCGCGTGCGTCAAAAGTATGTCGTCTGCAACGCCGATCCGCAATAGTTCCGCAGGTATATTGTGATAAAACAGATGAATGTATATATCATCAACGCCGCTTTCTCCTGGGGAGTTGTAGAAAAAATCAATAGGATAGAGAGGCGCGGGGTTTGCGATCTTAGTCCATCCGATAGCCGCCATGAACGCGTCCAGTTTTGCGATTAGATCGACAATACTCGTTGCAAGCCCGTTTGTGTGCGAAAAATACGCCCCCTCAAGGTTCCCTACAGGCACGTTTCCGCCGGTACGCATACACCACCGGCAAGTGCCTGATCCCATGACGATCCACGTCGAGGTCGCTCCCGCGTAGCCGGTTGTTATTATGTCCTCCGGGTTTACTCCTAACACCGTTTGCATCCGGCCGGAAACGTCCATCGGCTGCCCCACGATCCTATTAAAAGCGCCCTCGTCTACTCTGAGACCGTAGATCGTGGCTGAATTGTCGAGGGGGTCTCTGATGTATGAAGTCTCTACCTGCCCCCCTCGGATTCGTTCATCCCAATTTCCAGCGTCGTCTTTAAGCACGTAGCCCATATCGGCGGGAGATATATTCTTGTGTAGACCAAGAGAAACCATCTGCTCCTCTTCGTCCACAGCCAGCGCGAAGGGTTCAACTATACCCACGTAGCAACCTGAATACCCCGCTCCGGCCTTCCAGTTTACGATGGCCTTGTCCTTATCCGCTGCCATGAAATACTGAAAGGGAATACCGCCCGCGCCGGGGGCTGACAAATATCCACATTGGGCAGCCGCCCCATCTGTTGTAAAGTGAGTTCCCGCGAGGTCGTCCTGTACTCGATAGTATACAATTTCAGGAAAGCCGCCGTCACGCCGGAAACGGATAAATAGTTTGGTCCGGCCCCCGCCCTCTCCTGGACTGGAAAAAATCACCGTTGTTGTGCCTGTCCCTGCCACCACAGTCCAACCCACAGACGTTAAGAAGGTCTCTAGCAAAGCGAAAAAGTGTATCACATGGTTTGCTGTCCCTGTCTGATATGTATAAGCCATTGAGACCTCCTAATTATGTTTGCTCAAGCTTTGTCCTAAAGCTTGATCCTAATCACCCGCCGCGCCCTGGTATCTTGACACTGATCCAGCGGTCTTGTTTTGTACCTGTATATCGGAAGCGGAAAACGGAAAGACAAACGGGCGCTCTATGTCCACCTCGAAGGCGTCAGAGTAGGTCGTCCCGCCATCGTTTGATAGTCTGATATTGAGGTTATTGGCCCATGCCTCCGCTGATATGATACGACTCTGAAAATCTATAGGTATATCTGCGCTCCACGCGTCCGCGGCGTTGCCCGCTTTCACGTCAAGCCTCCTTGACGGTCTCCATCCCATCTCTACCTCCCCCCCTCTCTGTATTCAGCATATCGCTCCCAACAACGGGGGCAGAGCGGCTGATCGTATTCCATAATATCCCATCCATAAACTGCGCTGCCTGTAATATAATACGACTTATTCCGCATCGGATTGTACCAGACCTCCGATCCGAAACCTCCTCGCATACGCTCCGATCCCTGGGGCAATATGATCTGTTGTCCTGGATTGACGTGCCACCCCTTTGCAGCCCCCATAATGCCTCCGTCTCTAATATATGCCCATAGCTCTATTGATCAAGAGCGTATACCGTGGCAGCTTGTAGTTTACAACGTGATCAACGTAGTCCTGATTACTAAAGCGCCCGTTCTTCGTCTGCGCCGTTCCCGCGTTGTATGCCGATACTGCCCAACTCAGGGGATCGGCTGTGTCTGCATACCTCTCCATTTGATAGGCTAGATATGCCGATCCATAGCGGATGTTTTCAGCCGGGTTATAGAGAATATCGGGGTCTCCTGTAAAGCCTAGCCATTGAGCGGTTGTGGCCCTGACCTGCATTAGTCCGTATTCTCCGACACCTCCTCGCGCTGAATAGTCGCCACTGGATTCTTTTGCCATTATAGCAGCGATAAGGGCGGGGTCAAGATTATATCTCTTTGCGTTTGTCTGAATGAGGTCGAGGTAGGAAAGAACACGCGCCTCGCTGGTTATAAGCGTAAGCGGAACGCGCTCAGGGTGTTCGCGCAGATAGGCAGAAACCTCCTCATTGCTCCGCCAACGCCCGGCCTCATCGTCCCAAAACAGGTCTCTGACCTCGTTTGCGATATACTGACGCGGGCGACTTCTTAGATACAAAAGCGCGACCGCGCCCGCTATAGCGATCCATTTCTTCACAAATATCGCCTCCCTCTCTAAACTATTGGGAGGTCAAGAACTGAGACCGCAACAGCAATCGCCGCCCCCGCTACGATCCCATAGAGATCACTATTTGGCGAAAGTATGATCTTTTCCTTTGCCTCCGGGTCTATGAGCGGAGCGGTCAGGATTGAGGCCGGTGACGATCCATAATACAGGAATTGGGCGTTATCAAGGTTAGTAATCATAACCGGGATTGAGTACGGGTGTGGATTACTGATCATCACCACACCGGCGGCGGTCACTGGAATTGTCGCGTGGTTCCTGGGATATGAGGCCATAGACAGCCTCATCAGTTCCATCATGTTGCCTATCGACGTAGCTACAGCACCCGGCCCGAAGAGCGGCGCGATCCCGTCCTCAGGCCCGCGCTCTATCACGTCGATCAGTTTCTCAAGCCTGTATGCCAGTTGTCTGCCAACTGAACACATGACCTCAAGAATCTGCCCGTCTGTTTGCGGGAACTCTCCACGGCGCAACTTTTCCCAAACGTCGTCTTTCAGACCGATACCCATAGAAAAAACCTCCCCTCAGCGGATTGATTACATTACACCGCGCCACTAGGGAGGCGTTTTCCTATGAACGACAAGAAGAGCGTGTCAAGCCCGGCCCCGTTATTTGTACCCTCGACCATGATCCCGGAACCGGCGTCAAAGCGCCACGGAGTCTTTAACTCATACGGCTTTTGGTCTATGCCTACCATTCCGCCGACTTTGACCTCCATGCTGGAAAAGTAATGGTTACGACCGTTATCGCTGATCCTGACCTGCCAGTCGCCTGTTGTGGTGTCCCAATAAGCCCCCAACTCCTCCCAGATGAAGGGATACGACCCGACAGGCTGCGCGGGTGTCGTACTTGTAGCCGCGGCCGCGGCCGCCGTTAGCTCTACCTCGATCACATAAAAAGATTCTTCTACTGCACCTAACCCCATTGACAAAAACCTCCTTTTTTATATCGCAGACTCGATCCCTCCGTGGGAATCTTAGCGAAGAGGTCTTGTCATCAAAACATCCAGGATTACATAACAGCTACCAGTCGCGCTCAGTGTTGTCAGAGCAAAGTAAGTCATATTCGCTCTGAAGGTTCTTCCTTCAGACAGATAGATCGGGATCAAAAGCCTGGGGTTTGCGCCGGCGCTTGGAACGCCGTTACTGATTACACCCACGGTCGCGAGGTTCGTGGTTGTCTGCTCGTTACCATAGTGACCGTAGGCTGAGGGGAACACGACAACAGGCCCCGACTTGACCCTGTTATCATCGTCTAAGACCATCTCAAAGTATGCTTGTGCCAGTATCAGCCGTATGTCTGCCTCGTCAATGTCCGCTTGCGGCATTACGTTGATCCGGTATACAATGGCTTCTTGGCCCTCTGGAAGGCGCGAGGACTGACTCATATTCGTATCCTGTCGCGTCTTGCCCTGAATATCGCGAAACCACACGAAAGACGTACCAGCCGGGATCGCCGCTGGCGTCAACAGCACGCGGTCATAGATTATGTCTTGCCGCATATCCGCAAATTTCCGCACACCGACGCCCTCAATAAAGAGTTCACCGGGTTTTCCTGTGGCACTAACACCAGGAGGGAAGGCTTGCGCCAACCCCGCCATAAATCCGGGTGAGAATCTGTTGCTTTTGTCCTGCATTTTTCAAGTTCCTTTCAATTCTGCCACCAGGCGCGGCGGATCGTCTTTGACCGCGCCCGCCGGATGGATAGGGTAAACTGTCACTGTCATTGAACTGCTAAGGGGTTATGCCCCCATGCTCCACGCTGGCACTTGCTGTTTGACCTGGTTCATGTACTCGGACTGGTACATCCATTCCGGGAACTGCCCGCCCGGTACAACTGCCCCCAACTGGTCAGACGCTCTAACGTTCGCGGCGTAGTGTCCCGCTATGGCGCTTGATGCTGCTGGCTGTAGGAACATTCCCACAACGTTTAACCCGTTCACCACTACAGGCCCCAACGCGACCGCCGCTCCTAAGTCCGGCTGTTTGGCGTATCGGCCCACGGCGTAACCCGCCAAAAGCCCAATGGCGACCTCAATCACCATAATCCACTTAGGCGTCGAGGTGGCAGCGGGATCAAGTTTCAACATGGGAGCGATCCACGCTCCCGCTTTGGCTGCCAGTACAGCGCCGCCAACTGCGACCGCGCCGGTTAGTAGTGTCCCTTTCAACGCTTCCAGGTCAAAAGGCAAGGCCCCGAGACTCCCCAGGCTGCCTCCCGAAAACTCCGCGCATCTTTTGACCATCTTACCAGTCGCGGCGCTTCTGACCCTCTTTGTTTTTAAACATCGTTTTCCAAACACTGAACGACCTCCTCTCGATCCGTTTATGCCCTCAAAGAGCAAAACCTCGGCTATGTCTGCCATTCGTTCACTCCTTCTAGCTGACTATCCTGAACCCTTTGGAAGTATAGCAACCCTTCCGACCGTTCTTGAAAGTCTTGCAACCCGTCCGCTTACGTCCGGACGTTTTTGTCCTTGTCCTTTTCTTGCTGGTTCCTGTAAAGCCCGGAAGCAATTTACCTCCGGCGGTTATCGGAATCCCCAGACCTTTCAGGACTTTCGGGTCCGCGAATCTGAAAACGGTCTTGCCCTTCTCTCTGATCCAGCAACCGGCCCGACCGCCCTTGATTTTTTTGCACTTGAGAATGTTGCTCTTTGTCGGTTTTGCCACTTTCGATCCCCCTTTCTAATTTTCTAACTGCTAAACTTGAACCTCATGGAATCCCCTCTAAAGGACAATCGAATGAAACCACGCCGCGATTATCTCAACGTCCCGCGCGGAGTTCATGCTGTTATCGACATACACATTTGTCGCGTCCGCTGCGATCCCAAGCGTGATCTCTCCAAACATATCAGGGTGTCCTGAGAGATTCGTATAGACCGCGTTTGGTATAACTCCACCATCATTTAGTGCCGTAGTTCCCCCAACGAAGTTACCCGCGCCTGTAGGATTGACCTCCACCATAGCAACCACACAGGAATCCGCCGGCGTGTCTGGTAATACAACGTTAGCCAATAACGCCGCCTCAGTACCCGCGCCGATCTGCATGGCTCCAAGATTATCAATACACAAAAGACAGAGGTTAAACATGGCGTTTGTCACGTCAAACCCTGTCAAATCCCAGAACGGATCGGCGGGAGCGGCCGCGTAGTGAACGCCCTCAACCGTATATGCCGCCGCGACTGCAAAGAGTATTTCGTCCAGAACCGCCGACCCGATAGCCGCCCCGACATTCGTGAAACATCGGGCGTACAGCGCCTTTTTCGGGCCTTCTAACTCGTTTTTTTCAACGATGTAGTACCAGGTCGGGGTTGTGTCCAGTCCGTGCGGTACTGCCTGATCCGCCGCGCCCGCGAGTATAGTTGCCGGTATTTTCAGAAAATCTAGTGCCATTCTAAAGCCTCCTCACTTTTTATCCGGCGCACTTACGCAATTATCGAATGGAGGCAAGACGCGACTATCTCAACGTCCCGCGCTGAAAACATGCTGTTATCCACATAAATATTTGTCGCGTCCGCTGCGGTTCCTAACGTGACCTCTCCAAAGAGGTCGGGATGGCCTGACAGGTCGGTGTAAACCGCGTTTGGAACAATACCAGCATCATCCAAATCGCTAGTGCCGCCTACGAAATTACCTACGCCTGTAGGATTGACTTCCACCATAGCAACGACACAGGAATCCGCGGGCGTGTCTGGTAGAACCACGTCCGCCAACAGCGCGGCCTCTGTTCCGATCCCGATCTGCATAGCCGCGGCGTCGTCAATGCACAGGAGACAGAGGTTATACATGCCATTTGTCACATTGAACCCTGTCAAATCCCAATAGTTGTCGGTCGCGGCCAGTCCATAGAAAACGCCGGCAACCGTAAAGACCGCCGCGGCCACCGTCTGTATCTGGGGAGCGAGTGTCGCTATGGCGACCGCTACGTCAGTGAAACATTGTGCGTAGAGCGCCTTTTTCGACCCTTCCGCCTCGTTTTTTTCTACAATAAAAATCCAGTCCGGCGTTCTAACGAGGCCGTGAGGGACTACCTGATCGGCTGCGCCCGCCAGTATGGTTGTTGTTAGCTTCGCAAACTGCATCTGTAAAACCTCCTTATTTTCCTCAGCCGCCGATCTTCTTTTTCGCGGCGCTCAATAATAACTGAGTAACAAACCACATTCCGAAAACGGACGCGGCGATCAATATGAACGTCTGAGCGTTCATGCCGAATTTGAAGCCCCTAACCTCCTCGCCGCGGCACATCATTCCTGCCTCTTCCGGGGCCATGCTATAGGGCGGCGCGGTGTAGGTCTCAATACATTTTAGATAGTCTGACCGCTCTTCGCGCTTTTTGTTAAACTGCCAGATCGTGCCGACTCCTAAAACGCTAGAGACCCCTAGAATAGCAGGGAGTATCCACCCAAACTCACCGTCACTCTGCGAAAGTACGGGCGCGGCTTGCTGTGGGAGCGTAAACCCGGTCTCTCTGCTGATAACCATTCCAGACCCCTCCCCTTAGAAAAACACCTTGCTCACCAGCAAGCCCAAAGCCAACCAAAAAAGCGGGTGACTGGCCATAGGGCGCTGCGCCGGTGGTGGACACAGAAAGGGAATATAGCCAAGCATCCGCCGGCACTCCTCCTCGCCTAACATGCTCTCACAGGTGCTATATGCTGCGTCAAACGCCTCCTGATAGCTCCGAGATGTGGGAGCGGGTGCGGGTACTTCCCCACCAGGATGTACTACTCCCAAACCGGTTAGACCCTCCCTCCTCTGTTCGATAAACATGCCTAGAACCTCCTCCGCTTATAAACGCCCGTTCTGGGCTTTGGCTTTGGCTTTGCAAGTACCATGAGGGAAAAAGCCGTGATCCCTATCACTATCAAAAGCACCTTATCCAGGCCCCTCTTTTCCTCTGGCACTCTTGCCGCTGGAATATAGGGCAGTATTTCCTCCTCCGCCACGTCCTCCTGGATGACGACCGCGGGCGGATAGATCGGGATATATGGCTCATAGTAGTCGGGAACGTCTGGCAGAACAACGCGAGGCAGAACCGTGATCGGCTGCGTTGGGGCTTCTGGAGGCGTCACTACTGTCGGAATGATAGCAGGAAACTCAGGCGCTGCCCCCACTCTGATCCCGCGTGACGTTAGTTCAGTAGATATGTCTGGTCCTGTAATGATTCCTAAATTCATTCCTATAGACATTAATCAGTCCCTCCGATCAAATCTTGCCCTTTAAAGCCACAAAGCCCAAGACGCCCCCGACGATCCATGCCCACGTAGGCAAGCCGCCAAACATGCCGGCTTTTGTGGGGATCGGGACTAGCTGCCCCGTTTGCGGATCGCGGTAAAATCCTGGCGGCGTTTCTTGCGGCGGCGTGACTTGACCTCCGAACTGACCGGCGAGGATCGACTCCCACTGTGTCGCGCTTCTGTGTTGCGGGTCTGCCTGTGCGATCTGCGAAGCTATGGCGGTGATCTCCGATGGCTCAAGTTTCTCCACTCCCGACTTATCTTTTGCCCCCCGAACTGCCTCGTATGTACTGAGACCTAAGCCGATACCGTTAATTGTCCATCCCGCGATCTGGATAGCCAAACCCCAGTTAAAGCCTAAAGCCGATAAAGGCGCAGGATTACCACCAAAGGCTGGTAACTGTGCCAGAACCGGATCAAATGCTTGAATATCCGTTTCTCCCTCTGTGCGTTTGATTACCATGAATAAAACCTCCTCCTCATCATTGCGCTAGTTTCTGTTGATTACCCAGGGGTTCGGAAGGGTAGATGCTGACCGCCGAAGACAGGCGTATAGGTGCGCTGGTATACCATCTGCTGAGTTATGGCTAGACCCACCGCCGCGACACTGTCAAAGACTGCCTCCGTGACTTCCAAACTGCCCGGATAGGGTCGTAGACCGCCCATAACCAAAGCGTGACTTACTGCCTGATCGATCATGTCCGCCTCGCAGAGACAATCGCGCCACTGATCCGGCACTCTGCCCACCTGAGCCTCCGCCGCTGCTCTGCAAGCGGCGTATGTCTCGAATATGGGAGCGGTTGCCGCCCATTCCCTGAGCGCCGCCTCTCCGCTCACTACCGGAGTAGCCGTTACTATTACAGTGTATTCACTCTCTGGGAATATGTTTCGCTCCCTGAGTTCCGCGTCTATCATTGCAGCGGAAAGGCTGATCCTCCCACGTATTGGATCGCCGGGCGTTTCCCTGACGAGGCGCTCGCCTTCCCAGAGGAGTTCACCAGCGACCTCGCGCCGGCCCACGTCCGGGATGAAATACGGTCGCGGGTATCTCAAAGCTAATCCAAACTTGGGCAGAACAATCGCAAAAACCTGCCGCATGAATTCCTCTATAGCCGTTTCGGTCGGAATTGCCGGCGTTAGCGTTGGAATTGCTGGCGTTGGCGTTGGAATTGCCGGCGTTGGCGTCGGAATTGCCGGCGTTGGCGTTGGAATTGCTGGCGTCGGGGTCGGAATTGCCGGCGTTGGCGTCGGAATTGCCGGCGTTGGCGTTGGCGTCGGAATTGCCGGCGTTGGCGTTGGGGTCGGAATTGCCGGCGTTGGCGTTGGGGTCGGAATTGCCGGCGTTGGCGTTGGGGTCGGAGTCGGTGTCCGTTTCCGGGGCGGAGTCCGGGGCGGTGCTGGCGTCTGTATGGTGATCCGCATCCTTTGCAGAAGATTGACGTTGACCAGGTTCTTAGCGATCTCGATATCGCGCCGATCACCCGCGTCTATGACAAAGACAGGATCGGACGCTACAGCCTCAAGCCATTGGAGCGCCCCCGGTATAACCTGATCCGCCTGTTGTGGCGTGATGGTAGTTCCACGCGTGGAATATCTGACTCCCAAAGCCCTTAAAACTGCCGTTACTGCCCACTCCGCCCGCTCTCTATCTGTCGATCCCCACCATTGGCGCTCTTGCGAGGGGTCGAGAGGGGCGGTTCCCCTCACTGTTGATATGAATTGGGGCGACTGCCTCGTTGACCCGCGAATGAGACCGAGGGAGTTCATGTAATACAGAACCGCCTCCCGGTTCCTTCCCTTGAGATCGTCGTAAGTTATACCAGGTGGAGGGACTATATCTTGCGCCCTTTCTATCATAAGTATATCAATACTGGACTTGCTCACAACAGCGTCGTATATATCGCCACGTACACTTCCGGCTATGGGCGGTATGTTGTTAAATTCCAGGTTGTGCCTCACGATCTCCTGGACGTTCGCGGTTATCGGCGGCATAACCCCTCTGCGGGGCGCGGGCGGCGTTACGGTAACGACTGTCGGGGTCGCTGCGGTCTGCACGAAGAGGTAATATCTGGTGAGGTAGTTGTTCAGGTAGGGTTTGGGTGTCATACCGACAACTTCCGGGTTGCTTTCGCTTACATAATAGTCTTTGCCGTCTATAATGCCTTTGTACTGTTTGGGGTAGGTGCGCGCCCATTTCAAGGCGAAATCGAGAATCTGATTATACAGATCCGGCGGGATCGCCTTCCGGCTGCCAGTCCTGATCCACGGCTGTCTATAGCCTAGCCTCTGAAGAGGCGACTCAAATTGCTTGAAAGCATATTCGAGGGCGTGTTTTGCGTAGACCGCCGGGCTTCTTACGAGTTGCCCAAAAAGAGTCGGTGTTGCTACGACGGCCGCTCCACGGAAAAAGCTATAGTTCCGACCCAGAAAGGCCGCAAGATACGACTCAGTGATAACGTTTATCCACCTTGAGTCGCTGACGACGTAATTTTGATCCCGCGTTAAGTAGAAATAAACTCTTGGATAAGAGGTAATCCGTGACCACGCGAGGGCGCTTCTGAGAACCGGGTCAAATAGCTGAGGAGGCGCGACGATCCTCGTCCGGTTCCCGTAGGTCGGGACAGAGACACCCATCCTCTGAAAGAGTTGGGCGTTTGACTTGAGCGAGTAGCCGATGGCGTGTCGGGCGTAGAGCGAGGGCGTTACCTCTATCAAAGGGGGCTGCGCTGTTGGCGTGGCCGGCGTCTGACCGAATATGCCCCTGAAAAGCTGTTCTTTATCCTCAATCGCAATTAGCATCACTACCCCCCGTTACGGGGAAGCCGCGAACGCTAAGAGCGAAAGCCCGCGAAGGCAAAGACTCCACACGTTCGCGGGCTTTCCTTGTCTAGTTGTCCTGAATCAATTTGTGCTAGTTTACATTATAAAGAATCGAATCTATGATCCCTGTCGGTTCCGCTCCGACTGGTGTGTCCTGAGTCGGATCAAACGCGATCCAGTTCTGGGGATCGTGAGGAGGTAGTCCTACCATCAGATATATATGATGAAAATCGCTCTGACCGTTCATCTGGATCACCTTGATCCTGATAGGATAGCCAATCGCTTGCAGCGCCGCGCCTCCCAGCGCGGCCATATCATCACAGTCGCCTATCGCCATTTGCAAAGTGCGCGCTGGGGTTCTATAAGTGTCTATGTTATAGGTGTCGAGGGTATACCTCACCCTATCCTGGATGGCGCGCCCTAACTGCTGCACTTCTCCTGCCCAATCGCGAGGCTGGATACACCACTGATCCCCACATCGCTGTGCTAAAGCCATAGCAGCGAAGGTATGAACCGATGGATCGATCCTGCCCTTCTGGATGTTCTTTGCGATCAGTTCGACCCGATCATCCGTCGATGATACTGTTGTCATTCGACCCCTCATGGTCGACAGTTGCGACAACTGTGTCATCTGGCGCGGTGTCTGCCTCGATAGGGGATTCTGTATCAGGTGCAGCATGGTCAATCTCAATTTCTGCTCCGTCTATAATCTGCTCCTCGATCTCGTCTGACTCAAAGTAGTCTGTGAGTGCCTTCACCATAGCCGCTCTGCAATCCGTCCTATACTGTGGATTCTCAAGCCACTCTGGGATCAGAGGCGCGAATTCATCAAAAGCCTCGCCGGGATCGTCAATGAAGTTCTCCCAGGCCCCATCGACGCGCCTTGCTCCCTTGATCAGATTAATGGTGTCAATCATTTCCGACGCTATGTCAAGAGGATCGGCTTCCTGACCGATCATATACCTCAATTTCATGATCGCGCCGAAAGCCGCCGACGCTGGACTGAGCGAAGGATCGCCTCCCAGGTCTTGAGCGGAGAAGGCGGATAACGGATTGACTTTTTTCGGTGGATCACCAGGTGCGGGATCGGGACTGACTCTATTTGTGGCTGGTTCGGTTCCCGCGAAAGCTGGTTGTGCCTCTGGTGTGGCAGCGGGGAGGCTTGCCGGGTTTTCTGCTGTGTCTTGCCCGTTTCCTCTGTTAAAGGCGTTGGCAATTATAGGAGCGAACGCGGGCGCGGCCTGTCCAAGAGACTCGAAAAACTTATCAAGGCCGGTGCTGTTCGATCCTGTGGTAGTAACCGGCGGCTTGTTTGCCAGATTGTATTGATTCATCATTGTCATAAACTGCGATATATACTGCATCGGATCAACGCCGCTCTCTCCTGCTGCCTCTTTTAGCTTCACCACCGTTTCCGTTACGTTGGCGAGGAGGGCGGTGGGGTCTGCGTTGCTTCCTTTATCCCCAATCGCGGTCTTTAGCAGTTCCATCAATAGCTCATCCGGCTTGCCCCGCTGATCAAGGAACGTTTTAATTAGCATCTGACCAACGCTGCCCTCTTTCATGAAGTCTTGCCAGAAGTCGCCGCCCTCCGCGCTCTTTGCTTTTTCCTTCGTGTTTTCAACTACGAGTTTGGGTTTGCCGGCAATCGTGAAAGTGTGGGTCTCCAATTTCTCCGAACCCTCAAGGCGTAGGAGGGTTGCGTCCGGTTTCCTGAACTCCATACGATAAGCGCCGCCTCCCAGCAATTCGGAAATCAGATCATAGAACGTTAGAGGATCGACCTCTGTTATGTGCCACTGTTTGATCCCGCCGCTGGTTGCGCCGCTTGTCCTGCTAAGGAGGATCGTCAAGTCCCAATCCGCGGCTTTGAGCGCAGCGATCCGCTCAAGAGGATCGACCCTCACCATATTTTTCTGATTCTTTTCAGGGTCTTGTAGCTTACGTTCTGGCTCTTTTCCGTTTACGAGCTTTCTGATTAGCTGTCTCAAGCCCATTTCTACCTCCCTTTGTGGCGCGCTTTATGTCTGAGGCCGTAAGTTCGGGAGCGTTCATCTTAAACGCTTCCAACTCAGAGATGAGATAATACCTGTAATATGCGCCCGATCTATAGACCGTAAAGCCCCATAGGTCGGTATTCTTGATCAAGATAATACGACTGACTCCAAGAAACTTCGCGGCTTTGCTTACAGTCATAGTGACGGTCGGAGCGTATACCCACTCCGGCGGGTTCCAGACGTCTTTTTCATGTCGTGATACATAACCGTTTCTAGACACAGAAACCATGTATATTAAACCTATATTAAACCTGCGTTAAATCTGCTCTGCAAATTCTTTGTCTTGTCGCTGTGTATTTCCTTCGCTGGTAGGTCTTTGCTTGTAATATAGCACAGGAGGGGAGTCAAGTCAAGAAAATAACGAGGGCGGAGGGCAAAATAACAAAACCCCGGCAAAGGCAAAAGATGACCCTGCCGGGGTTCTGCGTTCCCTTCGGAACAGCCACAGATACTTTACCACAATGTATGATATTTGTCAAGAAATAAATAAGCGCGCCCCCTCTTCCTACCAGTGACAGTGCGGTAATGCACGATAGAGGCGCGCGGCGGTCTAGTTCGGAAAACACGTTGACTTCCAGGTAGTGTAACAGCACCTCCGGTTTTTGTCAACGCGATTTTTGTTGACTTTTCGGAAAATCGAGGTATGATCTTTAGTGTACGAGGGAGGGATTAGACAATGATCGTCAGTAAAAATCCTGATGCCTTCCGTGTGCCGTTGGTGTGCAACGTGATCGCCGGCAAATGCCGGGTCTCAAGGTTCCGGCGGATGATTCAGAGCGCCGCCCTTGTTTCAGATTTGATCGTCGTTGTTTTTGACGGGAGTGCAGGAAAATCCTTGTATGACGTGGCTAATGAGTACGGCTGTCGCGTTGTGACAAGCGCGTGGAGAAACGATTTTGCGTATCAGCGAAATATCGCGCTCTCTGTGACGCGTGAGTATGCCGCGCACCTGGGAGTCATGGTATACGTGTTGTGGATGGACACGGACGAATGGATCAGACGGGACGTTGCAGCGCGGATCGTGTCCTTAATGACTGCGCCGCGCCTCAAAGCGTTCTATTTGTGGCAAGGGTCGCCCTCGAAGGATGGTAGTTTTACTCTGGTTCCCCAGGTACGCATTTTCCCACTGTTGCCGGGCGTTGTGTGGGAGATACCTTTGCATGAGCAAAACCTCCTCAGTTTGCAAAGGATCGGAGTCCAGACGGAGGTAACTGACCTTCGCATAGAACATTCCGGCTACTGGAATGAGAGCGAGGTTGCAGCAAAGAACGCCAGAAACCTCGAAATATTGAGGCGGCGCGTCCTGACTGATCCTGATGATACGTTTTCCCGGCAAAACTATCAGAACGCGCTTAACTATCACCGGAGGCGAGGCTAATAATGACAAGCTGGACACAGCAAATTTTAAGGACTTATGATCAGTGTAAGCGCGTCAGAAGTCCAGAGGAGTGCAGACAGATGGCCTCCGTGGGAGCATCCAACAGCGTCAAGGGCTATTTGCGCGGATACGATAGCTGTATAGATATATTTGGAGTGGATCGCTGCCGTCAGATGTTATCATCTGACCGGACTGCCACAATCACTATTGCCGGGGCGTTCTTTATCGCCGGGTTCCTGGTGGGAAGAATTCTAAAATGACCGAAAGTGGACCGGACCATGATTACTCTATTCACCATTCCAAAGCCGTTCAAAGGACACGTTAAGACCATCCAAACAAACGCTATTCGTAGTTGGGTGAAGCTCCAACCATGGTGTCAGGTGATTTTGTTCGGTGACGAGGAAGGCATTGCCCAGACAGCAGAACAGCTTGAGGTGCAGCATGTTCCCGATGTGAAACGTAACGAGTTCGGGACGCCGATGCTTGATTATGTCTTTAGAACTGCACACGACTTGGCAGAGCGTAATATTCTGTGCTATGTGAACGCGGATATAATCCTGATGAGTGATTTTATGAGGGCGATTAGAATAGTTGACAGGAAGATGGGGAGATACTTAATAGTTGGTCGAAGATGGAATGTCGATATGGATCAGCTTTTCGACTTCGACAAAGATGCCTGGGAAGAGCAGGTCAGAACCTACGCGATGGAATCTGAAAAATCAAACCCTTATGAGATTTGGATGTATGCCATGGACTATTTTGTATTCCCTCGACAACTGTTCTATGACATTCCCTCATTTGCGGTAGGACGCGCTTGTTGGGATAACTGGATGATCTATCACGCGCGCGATATCAGGATACCAGTGATCGATATAGGTAATTTTGCTATTGCTGTTCACCAGAATCACGATTATTCACACCTCTCAATGGGACAGGAAGAGATGTACACCGGCATAGAAGCTCAGTCTAATATAAGAAAGGCGGGGGGGATAGAGCATTGCAAGTTCGGCCTCATGGATGTAACTCATTTTCTGACATGCTCAGGAAAAGGCTACCTACTGAACAACAACTATAAGACAGGTCTCCGTGAAACACACGGAGGCATTAGGGGAGGATTCTAAAATGACTGGACTCGGAACAGCCGGAGTTGAGCAATTTCTTTACTACACAAAAGCCCGCAATGAGATTTTTGACGTGATCATCCCAGAAGTTACAGAGCTATGCCAACAGGGAAAGACCGCCGCGCTGATAGTGTTTCTGATCGAGAGAAAGACCTCCGGGTATCATAAAGACAACGCTGATGTTTCCGTGGAACACATGGAGGCCTTCGTAAGTGGATCACGCTCTGACGTTAGTCGCGCCCGCACCTGGCTAATAGCAAACGGATATATTGAGCTATTAAGCGGAGGTAACGGTCTGGATACAAGCAATCTGAGGATCGTGATTGACCCCCAGGAGAGAGCGCGCCTCAAAGAAAGCAAGAATGGTACAACGCTCGAAGATAAGCCCGCGAAAATAATATCCCTCCCCACGGAGTCCACCTGCCAGCCCCAATCAATAGAAAATGCTGCTACCGTCACTGACGATGAGGAGGTTCCTCAGACGCCCGACGCCGACACTGTAAAGCGTTGGCGTGAAGAACTGGGACTGCCACCAGCCGATACGAACATCTATGACACTACTGCTGCTGCCATCACTGACGGCGAGGAGGTTCCTCAGACGCCCGACTCCGACACTGTAGAACCTCATTACCAGGCCCCCGATCCAGAACCAGAAACCAGCTCAAGAGATTTTCAATACGAAAGCGCCCTCATGCCAGTAACGGATCACCAGACGCCCGATCCGACTTCTGACACCAGCTCACAAATTTCTGAAAACGAAAATGCAGACAAAGCCAGTGAAATCAAGGGTGGTCTGACAGACGACCCCTCACGCGCTAATGAGAGTCTTGTCTTAGTTCCCGGGTTTAAACAAGAACAAACAAAGAGCAAAGCCAAAAAAAAAGAGGCCTTCGGCGCTGTTTGTTCCTTTGCAAAATCTCAGAATTTCGGAATGGAGGATCGGGACTATGCCTTTGTACGGTGGACTGTTGACGCATACGGAGCGGAGGTCGTATTGGAGAAAATGGAGATCGCGGAAATGCAGAAACGCCGCAGCGTCGAATTTGCGAACCCCCTCGGCTGGTTACGAAACGCCCTCACCAGAGATTACCAGCCGGCAAAGCTTGACGGCGAGGTGAAGAAAGCCCGCGAAAAAGCCCGCCGCGCAATCGAAAAAACGCAGCGCGAAAATGCGGAGCGCGATGAAGAGTTGGAAAAGTGGAAAACTTACAGGGAGCAGAATCCCAACGCCGCTAACAAGGCCCGCGCTGAATTTCTGGGTGGTCTGGGAAAATAGCATTTCCGATTACGGGCGGTGCGTGACTTTAATGTAAAAGCCCGTCTCTATCATGTGATTCAGATCGTCCTCCCACATTGGAGTCAAGAATCCATCCACGTAGACCCAGACCCGTACCAAATGGGAGGCAGACGCCCGCCTCATGACCATGACGCCCTCAACCCAATTATCCTCAATGCCGGTTGTTAGCAAACTATCAACCTGTGCCTCTAATGTCTCAACTTGCTTTTCTAGTCTCCTAATTTCTGGCCTGCGAAATAAACCACAGCCCGAAAGAACTACCAAACAGACCAGGAATGTAACGACTACAAGAAATGTTTTCCGTATTCCCATGATAACTCTCCTTTTTTGTATTCAAGCAAATTTGGCGCGTATAAAGACGGTTGCAACTATAACACGATCTGTCGTCTTTTGCAAGCACTTTTTCATTTTATAGCAGGCAGGTGTTTAACACTTGACTTTCATAGCTGAATTTGTTATACTCCACACAGGAAAACAAGTTGACTTTGAGGTCGTCTGACCTCTTCGTCTGGACACTACAAAGACGAAAGGAGATAAAACTGTGTATGATCCCGTCATCTGGATTGAGAAAGACGTTTATATGTTCCTTGTGAAATGGTGCTTGTCAATAGGTTACGCACTCAGCACGAATGAACCTAACACGATTCTGTATGGGATAACCTGTTATGATCACATCAGAGTAAAGGAGCTAAAGGAAGAGGGGAAACACAACGCTTACACCAGAGAAGAGGCTGAAAGCCTCATTTCCGATCTGAAAAAGCATCTAGAGGACGGAGGCGAATCATTTACCCCGGATTACAACCCGCCGATCTGCATCCATGATGATTTTTCAACTAATGTATTCCTCCCCGCGCTTGAATTGTATGGCGAATACGAGGTTAAGTGGGAGCAATGGGGTATTTATCACAAGATCACGAAGGTAACTCAGAGGGTGAAAGTCACGGGAAAACCTGGTGAGCTACATATTGGGTCTGTCCTGGATCGCAATGCTGTTATGGCCCTGATAAGGAAGTTAGAATATGAGGCGGTCATGCCCCCGTTTATAGTATGCTATAATCTCTTGAAGAATCGCGGGGGTATGTCTATATACTGGACAAGTGAGAAGCTAGAAGATCATGAGGCTGCGCAGGAACTCATGACCAGGGAAAAGAAGCGCCACATGTGGGGAGACTGGCGGATATATAGAGACGTGACGGAGATAGCCGCGAACGACTCGGAACTGTCCTGCCCGCCGGCCTATGTACGGTCTGAGGGTTGGCTGTGGCTCCGGGTGCATCATGCAAAAAAAGACGCTTGCGGGGCGGATTATGAGGAGCAAGGCTTTTATAATGACATGTGCGAAGTGAGAAGGGAGATAGTACAGATACGGGAACAGGATATGTATGCAGTTATTGGTATTTATGCCTGTGTCCATCATGATCCTGTGCCAGAGGCAGAGGCAGAGCAAAAGGAAGAGGAGTCACCGGCTGAGGTAACTCCTGGACAAATGAAATTGCTAGAGGAGCGCGTTAGCCTCCTCGAAGTGATAAAGGAGGTAGGTAATAGCAACATTGCAGTCTACTTGAAAGCACTTGATCACCTTTTTAATACCCGGACGGACACGGCGGCCGGATCGTATTATTATGGCGATCAATGGGTGAAAGGCTGTCGATCTGGCATGGCAATCGCGCTAGATATACTGACCCTAAAAATAGAGGGCGTCACAATAGGCCCAAACCTCCCAAAACACCCCATCAGGATCAGGTATATAGAAGGTGTCGAGGAAAGGCACGTCCTGGACGAAACGATCATCTCAGAAGATGGATAAGCCACTCAGAAGCGCAGAGGAGATCGCTAAAGAGATCATGGACAACTGGATCATCGAAGCGTCAAAGGTTCCACGCGCGAAACGTGGGGAAGTCGTGGAGATGGTCACAGCAGGTCACTCCACCGGGCAGATTCGCGAGGCACTTGATCTGCCATTAATGATCGTCATGCAGATCATCCTTGAGGAGTTCAGACCAGAAAATGAGGCGGTACTATGATGTTAAAAATCCAGGACAGGGCAGAGTTGAAACGGATCAGAAAACTCTTGACTACGTTTGATAATAAGAGCGTGACTTATCCTATTATGTTTTACCGGGGCGAGGATCAGACAGTCGCTTTCACTCAGAACCAGATGGATCGGGAGTTCTCGGTCACGATTGAGGGAACAGTACAGCATTACCAAATGTCAGACCGACCGGGGGCGCGGATGGAATGGATCGACAAGAATATTGAGAGAATTAAGAAGCGCGTCAAAGAGCTTAACCTATGAGTAGTAAAGGGGGCATGGACATAAAACCGTATAAGCCGCCGGTCATGTATAAACTCATATATTGGAGTTCCCGGTATGCCAGTCCATACAAACCATACGGGGAACAGGAATTTGATCTAACAGATCATCCGCCGGGCGATCCTATGGACGGATCGGAAATGTCGCAAGTTTATCAACGCCTCTATGATGATCCTACGATCTATAAAATTGAGATATGGCAATTATTTGCAGGTTTTGAGCGAAAGAAAACATGAAAAAGGAGTTGTGAAATGAAGTGGATAACAAATGAGGAACTTATGCCGTTTAGGTCTGCTCTTGAAGAGGTACAGAAGGATGGACACCAAAGCGTATCCATAATGAGGTGTACAAGCGCCATAGACGCGCAGACCGGGGTCGAGCGCGAGGACTTAGTAAGAGACATGGTAGTTGCGGACGTGCTGTCAGACCCGGAATTTCTGGAAACAATACGGAATAAATACGGTAATGGTGTCTATATTGTCAAGCTGTGGAAGAGAGACCTTTTTCTCCACAGCGAGCACACTTTCATGATCGGGATGCAGGAAGGGTCGGAGTAGTTTTTTCTGGCACGTCACAGGCAAATTTCAGATCGCGAAAACGTGATTTTCTGCACTCTGGGATAAACGCAGACTATACGCGGCTTTATGTGTCTTCGCGGGTCTGGAAATTTTACGAGCTGCTTCTGGTGGTTTTCGGTGATTCGGGGGAGATCCGCGAGCTGCTCAGCCGCGCTTAGCGAAAAAAAGTGGTGTATTTATGCAGGAACGTGCAAAAAATGCCGGTGATGGGGAGGGTTTTATGCCGGATTTTTTGAGAAAACGCTGTTTTTCTGGCATATTCTGGCAGATAATTTTTGCAGACCAACGGGCGGCCGGGCATAATCGGTTGTATTCCCGCGCCCCGACTCGCATGAGGCGGTCGGTTCCTGCGCGCCCCGTCCGTCCGAATTGGTCTGCATAACACTCTATTATGGGGCATTACTAAAAGGGGGGAATTATGGAAGGTCGAACTTATGGAATCCGATGGTCTTTTTTCGGTATTTGGCTGATTATGGTCTATATTCTTGCGACCTATGTGCAATTTTCGATATTTCGCCTTGCGGTTGCTCTTTTTGGTACGCTCTGTTGGTACAAGATCGCCGCGTTTCTTGACAAGGTGGAAGATAGGCATATATAACGATGAGGAGGGAAAAATAGATGTTACAGAAAGGCGATCCCCAGAGGGTTCTTACTTCGGAAGCCACAAAAGAGAAAAAAATCATCTTGCTATGGTTCATCACGCGGATCGACTATAGGGGCCAGATCGGAGAGGAGGCTGTTGAGGCTCTAGCAGAGATAATTCCTGATGAAGAAATAAGGAAAGCATTGTTTTCTATTGTGGGCTTCGCATCAGCAAGGCCGGAGCTGCACGTAAAGATAGACACATTCGCTCGAATGTCTGCGGGAATATTATACTAAGGTCGCGTAAAAACTATTATCGGGCATTTTGAGGCATTGAGAAAATGGATATACTTGTCAACAAGGACACATTTCGGTTGTATTATAATGGGACGATATATCCCATCGGGATAGGGATTTTGGCATGTCCAACGCCTACTGGCTTGTTTCCTATCTATGCGAAAAAATGCGATCCTGTTGCGTCTGACGAGGTGGGAACTCGGTGCATCTATTTCCATCCACAGGCAGAGTCCAAAAACAGGTATCCGGCAGGATCATACCGAAAATTGGCAATACACGGTATAGGCAAATCCGAAGGAATAGGAGAGCGATCCACGTTGGGATGTGTAGCAATGTATAATGAGGACGTAGAAGAATTGTATGATCTCGTTTCTTTGGATGATAAGGTGCTTGTTTTTAGCAGGTTCGACATGGATGGTTGGTCTGCTCGACGGAAACGAGGAAAAGGAAGGACAGGAAATCATATAGCTTTGCTAAGTGATAGCATGGCAAAGGGGGCAGAATGAACGGACGGATCGGAAAAACTCAGGTAGAGATCGGACTTGACGAGGAGGGTCTTTACTTTGAGGCGGGAAGTAGAGAGGCGGCGTATGGGTTTATCGCTCTCTTGAGGGCGGGTTCCGAGGAAGCTATCGCCGGGGGTCTAATCGCATACGTTATGACACACATAGTAAGCTACGAGGAGGTTGAGGTAGAAATGGCAGAGGTAACAGAAACAGAAAGCGGTCGGGGTATTTGCGCCAACAGAGAAGAATTGATCCACATGATAACGAATCTGATCCAAAGTTCTGAGACAATGTGGAATCCGGAACTGATCGAAAACAGGGACGCCGCCGCTATGCTTGCGATCCACATAGTCAATGGATTAGAGGACGAGGCGGATAAACTGGCGGAGCGGGAGATCGGCATTTCTTCTGATGATAACTCCGGGCTAGTCTGCCCTGAGTGTGGCTGTTCATCCGATGGCATTATAACATTCACTGAACATGAGGCCGTAGTAGCAAAGTGCATTGACTGTGGATATGCCGCGGAGTTGTCGGATTTTCGGACCGCGACCGCTGGTGATGGAGGCGAAGAATGAGAAAACAAAAACCATTAGCGCCCGGATCTGTTGATATTCCGGGCGTGGGAGTGCGGGAGTTTAGAGAGTGGTGTATGAAGTCATACTATTACCGGATAACGATCCCACAAGAGGTAGACGCGAACGCAACTATTGGTCTATTCTGTGGGCATATAGGCGACAAAGAGTGGACGAATTTTACAAGGGAGCGTATGACACCGGTCGCACATGAGACACTAATCTATCGGGTCTCTCTTGTAGCGCGGCCAGAAAAACATACTTTTCTGATTGACCTAATGACCGCGCTGCAATCTGGACATTTAACGATATTGATTGACGGCGAGGAGTTTATATCAGAACCGCTCTCCTTTTTCGCTGTCAATCTATTCGGTGAAATGACCGCAAGAGAAAATGATCCGCTGGCGCGGCTTGCGCTTGAGACACAGATCGCCACAAATGTAAGCGGCGACTTTAAGGAGGTTGCCAAATGGACTATCAGGAAGATCAGCGCGATCGCAATTCCTGAATTTCTGCCAGAATCGCATCATATAGACGGCTACATTGATCTTGATAAAAAGCTGTACGGCCTCAAGCCTTTTGGCCTTTACGTTGTTCTGCACACTATAACACAGAAGCCGCTTAGTTAATGCACGAGGCGAAGATACAAACAGCTATAGAGCGTATACAGATGTTTTGCCCGGAGGAGGGATATTACGCCGCTATCTCTGGCGGTAAGTGAAGCGGGGTAGTATATGATCTGCTTCTGCGATCAGGCGTCAAGTTTGACGCTCATTTTAACAAGACCTCAGTTGACCCGCGTCCAGTAATCGATCACTTGAGGGATAACTACCCAGACGTTAAGATAGAAAAGCCAGAGACTACCATGTGGAAGTTAATAGTGAAGAAGGGTATCCCTCCAACCAGGAAAATTAGATACTGCTGTGAATACCTGAAAGAGCGCGGCGGATATGACCGCCGGGTCTTAACGGGAATACGCAAACAGGAAAGCCACGCCCGGAGTCAACGGTATTATGTGGAAACGTGCCACAGATACAAACTCAAGACCTTTGTGCATCCGATCTTTGATTGGACTACGGCGGAGGTCTGGGAGTATACGCATGATCACGGTCTCCCTGTATGCTCCCTTTATAAGCATCAGAAGCGCATCGGCTGTGCCATGTGTCCTATGGCGGGCGTAAAGGCGCGCAAGGCGGAGGCGGCCATGTTTCCGGGCTTTTATCGGGCTTATATGAGGGCGTTTGACAAGATGCTAGAGAGGCGGCGCGAATTGGGAAAAGAGACCACCTGGCAGACTGCTCAAGATGTTATGGACTGGTGGCTATCGGCATAGCGGATCGACGTGGAGCCACTGAGTAATTTTTATACACTAAAAAGTCTCCCACTGGATAACTTGGGGATAACTGAGATCAGGAGGGTTCCAATGTCTGACAATATAACGCCGCTCCCTCTCCCTTTTGTGACTAATGTAATGGTAGACGCGCGGGCGGAAGATGTGAATATTCGAGTTGATCCCGCGATGATTTTCAGTAAGCCGTTCGCGCTGGGTGAAAAAATCCCCGACGATCAGCTAGTAGGCGTTTCGCTGAATATCCAGAAGGGATCAGCGGTCTCAATTCTCACGCTCATGGAAAACGAGAAAGCGTCTGAGCTAGTCGAGGCGCTTATTACCTGTATAATGAGAGGCGACCGGGAAAAACCGAAAAGGCTAGAGGACATTTTGGAGAGGGTAGAACGGGCGATCACGGCGGGCTTTGAGACCCCCGCGCCGATGGAGTTCAAGGGAGTAGTAGTCGAAGAAAACGAAGAGGATGATCTAGATGTATAGATTGGAAGTTAGCAGAGACGGGCAGACAACGAACTGCCCGGCTGCACACAGGACGATCTTAGTCGAAAGCTGCTCCCAGGGAGCGGATCAACATTGCGATTGTTTTCAAGGCATGGAAATGTCCGGGGCGGTCGTTTATGTTCTGTGTGATTATGGTCTTGAGGATCGAAAAACGTCAATCATAATACCAGGATCGGGGGTGAAGAAATAAATGATTGTTTATTCTGCGGAATCAAAAGAGATCGAGGGCGACAAGATCGAAGGAACGCGCCGGGACGTGATCTACTATATGATCCGCTTTGAGGCGGGATCGATGAAAAAGGGCGAGGTACTCCGTGGCTTTGGCGATCCGAAATTCTATGGCTATACTCTCGGAGAGCTACTATATACCAACATTGTCGAGGAATATCGCATACCAGACCCGTTGGCGCGCTGGTGGGCGCTTGAGGAAGTCCGGATCAGCGTTCCCGGCGCGAAGATTGAGGATGTTAGGGCTTTGACAACAAGTCTGGTTTTCAACCTGTCCGTGTTTGAGGTCGGTGGAAAGGAGGTCGACTTGCTTAAGGCCCCGCTTTTAAGCCTTCCGTCAGAGGAGGGGATCGCGTTGTCGCTGGCGAGGTCGGACACTTACTTGCGCCGGGAACCAATCCCGCTGAAGCTAGAACCGATCCCCGGTAGGTTTGGTGTCAAATGCGAATTGACGGCGGGCAAAGAGTTGCTACTCAGCGGAACGGTGAACCTCTACATTGTCGCTCATGTTCTATATTTCTATGTAGCGCGGGACAAGCGGACGGAGCGGGAACCCGCGAAGGCCACATCCGCGGCTGGCGTCCGCTTGAGAGTGGAGGTAGTTGATCAGATCAATAAGCTGGTGGAATCCGGGCAGGTCAAGAGTAAAAGCGAATTTATTAGAAACGCTGTCGATCTGGCTTTAGAGTTACGGGGAGGAGGATCGTGAAAAGGACACTAAAGATCGTGGGAGCAAAACCGGGGGCGCGGCGGATAGGGAGCGGGGCCTTTCGTCGTGACGTTTTAGAAATTCTTGAGCGTGAGAATATCCGGGTCAATATAGCGCAATTCGACAGGCTGATAGTGAGATTAGAGGAGCAATACACGCCCCGGCATCCGTCAATCCGCGATCAGGCTGCATTTATGATCGCGCTGGGGTCGCTGGTGTCAAAGACGCCGCCCCCGGACGCCCCCTCAACAGTCACGGAAGCAATGCACTACTTAGGGGATACTCTGGGCCTTCGCTTCGATGAGGAACCAAAGCTAAAGTTTTTCGAGGACTCCCCAGACGCGGGCGATCCTGCCTGTATATGCTCATATTGCGAGGAGGTCATACGTGAGGATGAGGCCCCGGCGATCAGATTTTTCGATATGGAAAGCAAGACAGAGGCAAGACTACACATAGACTGCTTTGAGGTCTGTCAAGCGTTTGATCTAATTCCTGAGAATACATCACGCTTATAGAGGAGGTCGGCAATGGCGGGAAAAGATAAGACACAGGATACGGCGGAACCGTGGCGCGGGATAATGAAAGACGTGGCGAAAATGATGAAAGAGGCACTCAAGGAAGCCGATCAGATAATCGCTGAACGTCAGAAAAAATCAGAAGCAGAGGAACCGAGAACGGATACAGTTATACAGATGGGCGTTGCCATATTCGAGGCGACCGCCACGGCTGAGGGCGGCCGTCGGATGATCGAGGCTCAAAAGGGTGGCAGTTCTTTAGTCGGCGGCCGGTTGATCCCGGTCGGCAAGGATGGACGCCGTTTGCAGATGTAAGGGTAAGGGAGGCACAAATGGGAATGGGTGGAAAGGTAATAGTAGAGATAGTCAAGGCATACCTGAAAAGCATAGCGCGTTTCGTTAGTGCGCGCTGGGTAAGCCCGCGCGATACTAATGAGAATGATCAGGAGTGCGCGGTCATGGAGATCGATCTTGATCTCACGCCAGATGCGCTCAATTTTCTGGGGGCCTTCCTCTTGCTGCTGGCAAAGTATGATAACCGGGTGAATACGGATCACCCGGTTTTTCAGTATCTAGGGGAACAGTCACAGAATAGAAAAAACGCGGAGGTCACGTTCCTGATCTCCTTGAAACAGCGAAAAAAGGCGGCGCGTGGAAAATCGCAGACCGATGTTTGACAAGTCTAACGACTAAGGGGAAGTCACATATAATTTTTCAACTTTCCATAAAAGGGAGCGAGGTCATGTTGAAACGAGGTCTCAAGTTTCTTTTTAAGATGTTCTGGGTTAGTCTGGTGATTTTCTGTATCCTGTATGGTCTCAAGTGTGTCATCAATTTTGGCGATAGCATCATCAAAAACACAGACGAAAAATATCAACTTTCAGAACCGACCGAGGGCGCTGGAACGGCGCGCCGCACAAGTGAGGCCATCTCTCTTGAGGATTCTGATCTCTAGCCGTGTGTTTCTTAAGTAATTACAAAACAACGGATGTATGAAGGGAGCGAAGGAAAAATGTTAAAAGGATTAGACACGAAGATGGAATCAGCCATCAGAACAGCCGCCCACAAAGACTTTACAGATGATTTTGAATGTCTTGGTGATCTTGTCGCGGATACTTTTGATCTTGTCGCGGTAAAACTAGGGTTCATGCCCGGAACGAAAACACCTACCGACGAAATCTACGAGGCGACTAGAAAGCCTCTAGCGGCTGTTATGCTGATGATCGCCAGTGGTAAGGAACCGGTGGACGAGTTGGGCGCTGGTTATAAAAGCTCTGAGGAACTTCGGTTAAATAAGAATATACGCGTGATGGCTAACGCTTACCTCGACCGCGCGGAGGCGGAATTTGCGGATCGTATGCTTGAGATCGTGCTGGCGATAAAAGCCACGGTAATACAGCCGGAGCGAATACAAAAGATCGAGACTGAGGAAGCGCGGATCGCCGCAAGTCTCACAAACCCGGTGTGGTCTGAGTTCTTGCTAGAGATAAAGTATGCTCCGATTGGAATGAAAATGTTAGGCTTTAAACTGGTCGACCTGGGAGCGGAGTATCAACACTGTTCCGACTGTTCTGATCCTATTGAGGGATATGAGTTGAAAGCGGAGAAATTTACATATATCCGCTGGCGCTGCACGAATCCGGGATGTATCAAGAGCGGAACCATACAGGTTGAGCAAGAAGTGGCCCTGTAAGCCTTGAAAGCGGAGTACATATACCGATAGCCGCCCTCGCTCTCCGCTTTCGTAAACCTTCAGGCGGGGGCGGCTTTCTCTATTATTGGGAGGCTTGAATATGGCTGGCTGGCTGCGCTTCATTGACAAGGCAGATTATAATGTATCGAAGTTTATGCAAGAGGCTGCACGGTTCGGGGTCGCGCTCCCGGTGTCTCTTGAGACCCTTCGCGATATGGAATGGAACGACAGGATCGCCCTCATGCAGGTCGGAGCGGTGGGGATAAAGTCAACTGTCATGTTTGCAGAGTTTCCGCTTGAAAAAATCACCGGGCTTTCAGCGGAAGCCGTCAAGGGACTGGTGGAGAAATTCAGATCCGTTCTGTACGACCTGGGAGGCGATAGAATCATACGGAAAGACATCTCACTTGACACAGGTTTCGCCTATGACATCGACGCGCGCCTCGGAGCGGTCGCGGAGGTTCTGATCGACATGGAGGTGATTTTCGAGGTCGGTGTTCCGATGATAGCCTGTACGCCGGATCAGATCGTACCCATAGAAAAGCCGCTGCCTATGTTCCGCGACCTGTTATATCAGACCATGTTCCGCCGGTTCGATATCGCGGGAGCGAATGAACGGATGATCAAACAGCGGGACTTCAACCGCAAGAGGCGGCCTCACCTGGACGGTGAATGGCAAGCCGACCTCTCTAGCGATGAGGTTACGACTTTAGAGCCATTCGCGGGCGACGTTGAGAGCGCGCATATAAAGGACTTGACTTCTTGCATAGCCATTGATACACTGTGACTCAGCGCGATTCAAGGCCGCGCCTCAGACCTCATTCTTCCAAACAGCAAAAGCTACAGGCGCGGCCTTTTCATTCCCTCCGATTCATCACAATCGTTAAGCCCGCCTCCCAGATCCGCGCTGATCCGCCCCGATCCTCGCGTGGAGCCAGTCCAATTTCCCCAAAAAATCAACTAATCTATAACAATCGTTAAGTTCACCAACCGGCTTTGAGGCAGATCCGCGCGCACGTCGGCCGGATCCGGTAGAATTTCCACAAAAAAGCTAACAAGTGTTAAAATTGAGTCAGAAATATGAATATCGAATTTTATGCTGCTTTTGAGGGGAGCAAAGGGGCATATAAGCCGCGATAAATTTGGATACGGGTCTGAGGGCGTGTTTTCTAAATATCGCTTTTAAGGGGTCAAACTGCCCATTTGACGCCTTTGGGTTTTTTCGGAGGTTGAGCTGGTTTTTCTGGCCTGGTGAGATTTAGCCAAAAGGATAGAGAGGCGCGGCTGGCAGATGGGGATTACTGGCGGCGTGTTTCTGGATAAACCGCCTCGCGCTCCTCTCGGTCTGTTTGTCCAGTTCCCGCCGCGTTCCGCCGGACTTAACCATCAGCCGCGGCGTGTTAGCAATACGAAAACCTCGCTGCCTCGCTCTGTAGCAAAAATCTGTGTCCTCTCCGCTGATGAGGCTTTCATCAAAGTATCCTATAGCGTTTAGACACTGACGGCTTATCGCTGCACAGAATCCGCTAACGTTCTGGTATTCGATAAGCCCATCTTGGGATCGCTTTCCGTTCAGACGATCCACTTGATCCGAAGGGATAGCAGACACGATCCCGACTCCGGGTTTTTGCACCTCCTGGACGAGGATCGTCAACCATTCGGGGGGTACTATTGTATCATTGTCCAGGACAACTAGCGGATCGCCCGCGGCGGCCTCGAGTCCGGCGTTTCTTGCTCTTGCCGCTCCGCTCCCTCTTGGAACGCGGATCGCTTTCTCTGAGACCGTCCTGAAATAGCGCATTGATCCATCTGTGGAACCATCATCGACGAGGATCAGTTCGTAGGGATAGAAAGTATTAGCTCTGATGCTCTCGATACAAGGGATCGTCAGATCGTTAAGGTGATTATAAGCGCACAGGATCACAGAGGCGACCGGGTTTGTTTTATAGGGTGTCTCTTGCTCTGGATATGCGAAGATCAAGCCGCCCTCTTTATGCTAATGAATCTCCCGGCCTCATCGCGACCTACAGGCCCCTTACATTGTGCGATTGGTACAAAAAGCCCCTGACCGTCCCTGCATCCCGCACCGTCCAAAACATACGGGCCACGCCCCAGACCGCTCAAAATCTGATGGCCTTGCTTGATCCCGCTTTTCTTTATCTTGCATTTGCAGATCGCCGGTGATTTGGCGCTGTGCGGGGTACACATACAGTCAAAGCCCAACTTTTGCGCGAGATTATACGCTCCGTATTGCTGTGCTTCAAAATATTGATAACTTCGACCTGCCGGCTTCCTGACGTGTTGACTTTTAAGACCCTCGCCGTCCTCCAAATACTCCTCTACTGCCCTCTTGACTGACTCTCTGCTGTATGCAACCGCTCTTTTAGTAGGCATTGTAGCCTCCTTTTATAATACGAAATCATCCGCCGGTTTTCCTGTGCGCCGGAATCTCTGCCTTGTCCTTATAGGCTTTTCTCAGATCGTCAAGATAGAAATACCCCTCTTGTTTAACCAGATCGATTACCGACTCCATCTGTGCAGATTCGCAGTTTCCCGATCCGTGGATAAAATTACAGGCGTCCAGGACGTTCGCGGGTTCCCCAGGTTCCAGAGTGTCCAAATACTCATAGAGTCGCGGGGCTTCCTCTGTACCATAGCCTGTCTCTGGGTGTGCCATGATATTTGGTATGATTCTATAGCCTTTTCCCCCGTTTTCTACAGGATGAAACCACGGCGTAAACTTGTTCTGCTTCTGTCCATACTCTTTTGTGTATTCTCTGGCGGCCTTTAGCTGGTCATGGAGTTTTGTTAGTGCCTTGACTTTTGTATCTGCTTCGACCTGGTAGAGTTTTCCCTTTTTGTCTTTCTCTGCGGAAAAATACCACTCTGGATTTGAGTCTATCTGGTCTTGAGTAACGAGGTTCCCTTTGTGGTGTCCTTTAGCAATAAAGAACCAAAAAATATTTGGTGTTCCCTGGGGGTCTGGCGCTGGATCATAATCAATCTCTATTTGCTCAGGATCAAACATCTCTCTCTGAACTGCTGCATAGGCTGAAGGCAGATCGCCATCCTGTCCACAGTCAGAACACACGACCCCGGCGGCCTCGAGAGACCCGTATTGAATCTCTAGCCTCTGCATACAGGATTCTATCGCCTCCAGGAGTTCGCCCTCGCTCCGTGTCAGAGGTTCCGGCGTGGTGAAAAGATCAACCTGCTCTTTCTCGAAAATGCTCTGCCTCAGTTCGTCTATGCGAGGCAGCTTCCAGCCGGCGCGCTCTAGACAAGCCTCAACCGGGTCGTCTGACGTTGATATGTCCTCAACGTCTAAGTGCGTAAGTTCCCTCTTGAGTCCTGGAAACAAGAGGGCTTCCTCTGGCCCCGGGTCTCCCAGATCGGGCATGTCCACCGGGGCGGTCGCCTTCGCTGCATACCAGAGGAGCGCACCGTATCCAGTGAAAAAAAGCCAAGTCGGGATTTTATAACGACCCGAAGGTACACCCGCCTCTGGTCTGTCAAACTCCGCGCCCTTCGGAACTATCACAGGTGGTTTATACCCGCCCGGTTCCCTGGACGGTTCCCGCGCCTGACTCAAGCCCACGTTCGCGACTTTATTCATAATCACGCGTGATGCAACCTGCCCCGCTATTGCACCTAGAAATTGAGTAAAACCGCTCATTTACTCCCTCCTATCATTAGCAGACCAACGATCCCGATTATGGCCAATGGAGCGATCAAGCTGCTTTTGTCTTTTGCCTCCTTCTCTGGTTCTGGCTGCCACTCCATCTCAGGCCCTTTCATGACACACTGACGGGTTACCGGGTGAGGCTCCTCACCGTAGCTGCAAAACGGGACAGGCACGACTCTGTAACCGATCTCCCTTTTCATCAGAAGATACCAGTTTTGCGCGGTCTCTGTGGACGGGGATCGGGCGGCTAATATCTGCGCGGCAACCTCGATCTCTCTGTCGTAGAATCGCTGATCCGGTCTTATCTGGCCATCTGCCAGTTTGATCGAGTCTGCTCTGCCGTATTGCATCGGTGACTCATAATGATCCGCTATAAGCCCCGCTACGATCTCCGATGTGAGAATTGCTGGTATTTCCCCATCAGACGGCGGCAATACTGGATCGCGTGGCCTGAGAGGGTCGCGGGGGGGTCGCTGCTGTCCTAAATTGATTATCAATCAGATCAACCTCCTTTCATTTTTTTCTCCGAAACGCGAAGATGAGGAGGGCGGCCGCGGCAAGCCCCCACGCCAATTTTGTTTCGTTAAGAGGCTCCGCTTCGGGCGGGTAGTCCATTGGTGGCGGTTCCTCTGGGAATTCTAAAACGAATGACTCATAATCCCCTGTCTGCGCGTTCAGTCGTATTCCGTTCACTAGCAAGATCACCTCAGCGGCGATCTCGATTGGTACGTCCGGGTTGTTTCTGCGGAATTCGTCAAAGGTTTTGACTATGGCATAGGCCTCAGCGTTTATGTCCTCATCGCTCATTCGCGGATACTTTGCGCTCAAAACATCTATAACTGCGTATGAGACCGCTCTTGAGCGTGGAAATTCGCGAATACTTGGCGTGTCGCTGATGTGTCTGTCCATGACAGACCGGAATTTCTGTCGTCGCTTCGAGACCACACCAGACGCCCGGAGTTCTTCATATACCCGCGCTCTGTAGCTTTTCAATCCCCAGAGACCCGTTAAGACTCCCAGCGCGGCCCCGACCGCCGCGCCGACCGGCCCTCCGACAGTAAAGCCCGTATAAGCGAAAGACGCAGTATTCACCGCGATCCCGATCTTCTTATTCCTCATGCCGTCTGAAAGCGCCTCAAATTGTGCCCGTCCTTGCGATTCTTCTGCCGTCATGACCTGATCCGGCGTATAAGCCGCCTCAATCTCTTAGACCGGGATGGATGATTGATTTTCTGTGCAACCCCCCACATTAACGCCCCGGTCGTTATCATCACAAAGTACAAATCGGCTTTCAATTTGTACTCACAGCAAACACCTATCAAAACTATGGCCGCCGATAGCCATTGTAATATGTCGCCTTTATATTTTTTCCAGGCGTACCAACTAATAAGCCCTCGCATATCTGCCCCCTCGCTATTTGCTCATGCTTCCCAGGATCAGACCTCCCACAAGAGCGCCCGCGATCCAGAGGGCTGTGTTACTGTCAACTGCCTCCGCCGCTACTGGCGGCGCGACTACGGTGTAGGTCGGGCTTATATATGGCTCAGGTGTCGGCTTTGGGATCGGCTGTATCACCACAGTACGGATCGGCGGCGTGTAGGTTGCCGGTGTTACGATCTGAGTCCGTCCGAGACTGACTATCATCCATTCTCCTCTCTATATCCATTGAGACTCAGCCATCTGATCCTCAATGTATTCATAGGCGGCGTCAATGAAATCGCTTGCCTGTTTGCGCTGTTTCTTCTTCTTCCATTCGCCTTTTGCCTTGATAGGATAGGCTTTTTCTATATCCCGTCTGAGTGCCTCGCTGCCATCATAGTTCATTTCGGCGGCCATCTCGTCCAGGGCCAGACCTCTTTTGTTACGCATGAAGATCGGGATCGTCCTGTATTCCTCTTTTTCCGCTCCGACTCCACGGGGCGGGCTGATCCCGCCGCGGTCCATAATCTCCCTCGCGAAAGAGGGGTCTTTCTTAAAGACCTCCTCGTTATACTCCTCAGCCATCCAGGAGGCAACCGATTTGATCTCCGCTGGCGCGGGCATTGTTTTTTCTGAGGGTTCCCCTGGGTAGGGCATGGTAAAGTCCATGCAGGCCTGACGGTTACATGCCGCCGCGTATCGCTTGCAGCGCGTGACATTCTTATCCAGGAACGGAGAGAAAACCTTTTGCGGTGTTATGCACACTTTCACCTGTTTCTTTTTCGGGTCGGGCAGCGGGGCGCACTTGTCGACCTCGCAGGCCGGCGCATAGCCTCCACACTTCCAACCGCCGTATCCGTCAGGAATCCAGATCGCGCAGTTTAGAACCTTCCCGGATAGGGTTGCGGGCCTCCGTTTCTTCATTGCTCTACCTCTGGATTTAGAAAATTCATAATCAGATCAAGAATATTAAGGTTTTGGAGCTTCCTGGAATAGACATTCATGAGGTAGAACCTCAAGAAAGTTAATATTCTGCTCCGCTACGTGGCTAACGCGCTGGGAGGCTTTTTCCTGTATAATTACTCAGTGGCTCCAGGCCGATCAAACTATACGAAAAACGCGACTAACTGATAACGCGCTACAGCGCCGGCGCTTTCATTCTCCAAAGCAAAGCCCCGCGCCGTCACTCTGTGAAACCACGATCCCAGGTTCAGATCAGGATCGACTTCCTGTTCATCTTCGTAATTGACGCCATCCGCTGATAGCTTAAACATCAGCTTATTATCCCAGGTCTGGATCAGGATCGCCTCGCTCTGTTCCAGTCGCGGAAAGGTGGTTATGGCCGGATATGCGTCTAATGCGTTTCCGCTGTACGTGAGGTTCCTGGTTGGAATCCGCCCGTCCAGTTCCCAGAAAGGAAGCTGCACGCGTCCGCCAACAGGGAAAACAAACCCCTTATATCCGTAAAACATACCTACGTGAGCGGCCATAATAATTCCTCAAGGCCATAGCCACGGCTTTTTGATCTTCTCGTCCGTCTGTAGCCCAAGACCTCGCGCCGTGGAGTTATACGGGTCTGTACTCCATCCGTGGGTCATACCCGTTGGCAGATTGTGAGTCAATAGCCCCTGATCAAGAATTGGCTGGATCGTGGGTTCAACGTTATATGCCCAATTACTAGCGCCCCTGTTAAAGCTGGTGGGCAGGTTGTGTGTCCGGTCGCCCGCGTCAAGGATCGGCTGTAGTCCCGGCACGTTTGGATAACTCCAATTTGCAGGGAGCGGCGCGGGTTCAAATAATGGCGCTGCTCCCACAAAGCCTCGCCCTGCTGCACCTATCCAACCCTTAACCATTATCCAACACCTTTCCTCAAGTGTAGTCCCTCATCCAGTAACGCGGACGTGGGGTTCAATGCGAAATTCTTGAGACCGCGATTCACGTAGTCAGGATCGACCGCCAGAGTATTCGCTCCCTTGACCACGTTTGTAACGTCCGTCCCGTTAGTGAAAAAGTCGTTATAGTTCAGGTAATTCGACTCCCTGGGATTCGTTGCATTGACGCCCGTCAGGTTATTGCTTAAAATGTTATTAATGAGGTCGCACATTTCACCAGTCGTGAGATCAATCCCGACCCCTGTATTATCGTCAAGCGTGTTCCCCTGTATTTTAACATCGTCAGACGTGACATATATACCATCCGTGTTATCATAGCAGAGATTGTTTATAAGACATACACCGTCTGAGTCAATGTGCATCCCATGGACGGAATCATGACAGGAATTATACCGGGCAAACCCCTCAGAATTAACGTGAAGCCCGTAACCGTTATCAGATATACATTCACAGTCCTCAACCATGGCGCCGTTGCCGTCCGCACAGATAGCGTACCGATTCGCGACTCCTGAGTCGTTTTGTGCTTTAACGTTCTGCGCTCTTGAGGATACGCCGGTCAAGTGCAGGACGTGTGGAGCGCCCCCCAACATGCGAAAATGATGGAAAAACCAGTGATCCGTGAGTGCGATAGAAAAGGCCACTGTGCAAATGATATACGGTCGGTCGTCGTCCAGCGGTTGATCGCCCCTGGTGGTCTTGTATCCGTACACTTTGATAGTCGCGGTCGGAGTTCCCACCTTCGCAACCGTGATCTGCTCCGTGAGGGTGTAAGTGCCATCCATGACCCAGATGGTATCACCTGCTGATACTCCCTCAAAAAAGGCGTCTAAGAGGGTCGCTCTGCTGCCTCCGACATTGCCAACGCCATTCGCGCCCGCGCCCGCGGGCGAGGCACTTCTGTCCAGGACAACGTTATTCGCATCCGTCCAGGTCTTTATGTAGTACATACCTACCACGAAATTGACACCAGCGGAAATATATACCCCGTTGCCCGGCATAGCATTTGTGAAGAACCCGCCCGCCGCG